AAATCAAAATCGCTTTGAAAAGTTTTTATCGCATATTCAGCTACTTCTTGTTTATACTGATTAATTTCTGTTGCTTCTGTATATAAAAAATATCCATATTCAGGATAGAGACATTCTAGTTTCATTTTTCTACCTGTAAATCATTGAACTCATTTAGAGTACCTTCAATATCTGAGACCTTTATATATTCAAGATACTTTCTTAACTCTTCTGTTAGTGATAAATTTTTTAAATCTAGCGTAGCTTCTTCTGACGGTTCATAAGACACTTTTTTATCTAGTAATTCTGAATTTTTAATTTTTGAAAGATCATCAATTGATCCTACAACTTCATATACTACGTGATCATAACTATCAGGCTTCATTTCTTCTTCAGATTTTATTGTTTTTCTGATTAGTTTTGGTAATTTTAAATCAATAAATTCAACCGAATAATTAGAGCTATCAATAAAATTAAATATATTAACCCCATATTCTTTGTTATTATCACGATCAAAGTGCGTGTTTATAGGGCTACCACTATAATAGGCTCCATAATCTTTATATCTATGATTAAAATGAATATCTCCTAGTAAGATTAAACCCCATTTTCTAATCTTCTCAAAATCATATTCAGCCGTAATATGAGGAGGCACCTCACCTCTAATATGTGCAACTAAGATATCTCCTTCATGATATTCTGGTAAGTTATCTACTTGCATTTCTCCATATGGCCAAAACTGTATTCCTGGCTCATTAGGCTCTTTTATTCTTTGATTTTTAGTAAAAAGTCTTACATTAGGGTTAGTAATAACTGCGTCTTCTAAAAAGTGTTCTAAAAAGGTTTCGCCCTTCTTTGTTGCTTCATGGTTACCTGGGATTATATAGGTAGGTATAGACACACAGTTAATGTAAGATAAAAATAAGCATATTTCGTCAGGTTCTGGTTTTCTATCGAATACATCTCCTGCAATAATATGTATGTCACAAGATTCTTCAAGCTGATGAAGTTTTTGAAACATCAGCTTGAAGCGTTTTTCTTGCCACTCAATAGGTACTTTTTTCTTATGTAGATTAATGTGCCAATCAGCTGAGTGAAGTATTTTTGTCATTTAATTATTCCAATTAAATATCTTGTTAACATCGCCTTGGAAGGTGTAGCTTCCAACATGATTAAGTTTAGTATTTGGATCTAACCAGATTTCTCCGCCAATTTTTTGCCAACGACGACAGAAAGTATAATCTTCTGATAAATATCTATTATCATCTGGATCATGAATGGTATCAAATAATGAATAGCAGTATTGGTTAAATTTAGGATCAATAGAACTATCATTAATATAGTAAAGTTCTGGATATGCTTCAATCATTTTTTCAATAGTATCTCTACGAATCATAAAAAATCCTGTAGAAGCATCTAAAACTTCGACTGCTCCGTTTTCTACTCTTACTTGTTTACGCTCTTTATCAACAAATTTTAAATTAATTGCATAGTCTATTGGTAGAGTCTTTTTTGGGTATGCTCCTGCAATGATAGGCTTATCCATTGCTAACATTCTAATAATTGCGTCTGACTCCCACTCAATATCTGCGTCAATAAACATTAAATGAGTACAATTACTTTCTAAAAACATAGCAGTAAGAATATTACGTGCTCTTGTGATTAGACTCTCATTTCTAAGAGTAGTAAGTCTAAAATTAATTCCATGCTGAATTAGTGTTTGTGTAGTTTTGAACATACTTAAAAAGAATTGATCAGTAATTAATCCGCCATAACAAGGTGTAGCAAAAAAGATATTATTCTTTCTTAGTACTGAAGTATCAATAGTAACTTGATTACCTTCAATTTGTTTTATTGCGGCGGGTAGAGACACTGCCCCCTCAGTTTTTTTCTGAGGGGTTTGTGTCGGTTTACTTTCATTTTCTTCTAGTATGTCTGAAAGTTTATATTTTTTAGCCATTAATCAAGATCCTCTACGCTTTCAGGCGAAAATGAGTTATCATCGTCAGCTGCAAACATAGTAGTGTTTTCTAACAACCAACGTTTTTGTTCTGTGTAGTCAGGTCTCTTATAAATACGATCTAGTTCAAATAGATCTGCCGACTTTTCTTCATCAGTTAGCGCTGTAGATGCTCTCGCAGGTCTTACAGTATACTTTACGTTTTGAGGCAGAGGACCTGTTTTTTCTTTTACTATAGTAATGTCATAGCCTGTTGCTTCATCTGCTGGATTACCATATTCAGCATCTTTAGCAAAGTCTACAATTTGACGATAAATAGTTGCTTTTAAATCAAATAGCTTTACTTGATTGTCTCCTCGATCAATCACATTACATACGTAAGCAAATTGAGGCTTATCTGCATAGATATCAGGTGAAATTTCATCAAAAGGATCTTCTGTTCCAGAAAACTGTTCAGTATTTCTATCAAACTTTAAACATTCTACTGGCATACGCTTTCCGTCTTTAGTCGTTAGCCAGTACACATAACGAGGCAGTACTTCCCCGATTAGTCTAATTTTGTTATCACCATTTTGTAGTGAGATTCTTTGGATTTCTTTTCTTTCGCTTGATCCTTGTGATTTGATTCCTTGTGTTTTGTCCCATGATACCATGATCATTCTCCTTCATAGATAAATTTTAAGTTGTTGTTTTCATGTTTTGTCAGTGGATTATAAAGATTGGCGATAATTTCATCTTTAAAATTATCAATATCTAAATAATCATTTTCATTAGATAACCTTCTGTGACCTAATAAATATATATAATTTATTTTCTGTTCTAATGAAACATCTAAAAATAAAAATCTTTTATTTTTAAAATATGCATCAGGTAATGTTGGTTTATATTTACCTACTATACCTTTTTTTGTATTTACTAATAAATTTCTTTTAAATAAAGTGCTAGGTATTCTATTAATTTTTAAAGAATTCATAAGGTGTTTTGAATTCCAAGCTATAATAGAATTATAACTTTTTGTAATAGCATATGTCAAGATTAATATAGATTCTGGTTCGTTGTTGGATTTTGTTTTTAGATCAAACCAGTTAAACATATGTTTCACAGTATATATCCTCTAGTTTTATACCATTCTAGTCTTTTTCTTTGTTGGTTATTAACAATAGCTCCTTTAAACCAAAAATCTTTTACAAGAGGAACATTCTTTTCTGGGTGTTCTCTGATTATTCTACCAATTCTTTGTTCTAATTTAATAGGATTATTATTAGGACAAGTTAGGTAAAGAGTGTCTAATCTATGACAGGAAATACCTTCATCAAATATTTTTGTAGAAAGTATTGCCATATATTTAGACCCTGCTGTTTTTAGTATCTCTTTTCTATCTTCTTCTCCAGTTTCACCAATAAGTAATACGCTTTTATTTATCATTTTTTGTAGAGTCTTTAACATATCAACTCTTTCAGATAATATTAATAAGCATCTACCGTTTGCTATGTCTTGAGTAGCTTCTTTTGCTATAAGAGATAGTAAAGCCTTATTCTGTGTTATTTTATTCATTTGCCTTGACCAGTCTCGTTTAGGCTCTATAACATTAAAGGCTACGTCTGTATGTATTAATTCTATACGAGGAGTTTCATGTTCTTTTTCGTCTCGCGCTACTACTCTGAATGGTGTAAAAAAATCATTTAATACAATATGTTTTCCGTCTTTTCTACGAGGAGTTGCTGTTACTGCTATTTTAATCTTACAATTAATATTGTTAACTGTAGTAGAAAATAAATCAGCAGGGCATAGATGTGCTTCGTCTACAAAAATTAAACTAAACTTATCTCTGATATGTTCCATATTATTATGAACACTTTTATATATTCCAACAGTTAAATTAGTTAATTTAAAGTCTCCATCTCCGATATACCCAATATCTGCATTTGGTATTAGTTTTTCTAATTCTTGTTGCCATTGTTTAAATAGTAATTTTGTGTGAACGATAATGAGTGTAGGCATATCAGCTTGAGCAATAAGAGAGCACGCTGCATAAGTTTTACCCCAACCACACGGCGCCTGAAATAAACCGCTTCTTACTCTGCCTATCTTAAAAAAAGCATCTACTACATCTTGTTGTTCTTCTCTAAGACTGCCGGCAAATTTAAATGCTTTGTCTTCTTCATTAGCAAAGAAGTTTCTCTTATCATTATATTCTTGAATATTCAGCTTATAATAAGAGTTTGAAGGCACTGAATATACGTCTTCTTCTTCGTCATAATCATAGGTATAAAAAGTTACATCGTCTAGTATATAACTATACGCCCTTTCAAACTTCTCAATGTCTTCTATTGCATCACCATTGATATATATTTTATCTGATAGAGATGCATATTTAATATTAATTTTTTCTGTCATGTCACCAAATAGTTATCATAGTTGATATATTCATATGAAAGTTTTTTAATATACCAAACATTGTTAACACTTACTATAGTAGCCCATAACTCATCTGCATTTGATTCTTCTACTGTTACAGGAAGATCAAATGGAGCGAGTATTTTTTCTAACCAGATTTTGTTTCCTTTAATATTCTTTACTTTTCTACACTGTACTGGTAAGTTTTGTTTGTGTCCTAGATTAAATATTTTACCAACGGCATCAACACACCACCCTAGATTTTCATAACTAAAAACTAGTTGTTCTTTATTTAAGATAGTATAGTCAAACTGTATTCTATTATTCATTTCTTCTTCTATATAAAATAGTCTTTCTACATAAGAATTAGCATCTTCGACCATAACATCAAAAATATATTCTTTACCATCAGGTTGTTTTATAATAGTAATACTATCTTCTTTAAAAGTTACTTTATAAGGAGCTTCTTTTAGTGCAAATGCAGGATAGTTAATAGTATCAATAATTTTACTTATCATTTAAAACCTTCTAACTCTCCCCAGCTAGGACCGATTTCAAAATCAACACCAATAGGACAACCTTCAATTTCTACTCCTCTAGGAGACTGAAGTGCTTTTGTGCAGTTGATTGCCCATTCTTCACACAGGTCTTCTCTAACTTCAGCAACAATAGAGTCATGCACAACCGTAAAAGGAAGAATATCTTCTTGATATCCT